TGGGTATTTACCGGGCAGGGCGCTTTGACCAATACACTGGTGCAGCTGCAAAAGGACATCCCGCAGCCTTCTGCCGTTTATACGGCGGCCATGATGCTGGTCGGGGACAATCTTGAAGGAATAAGGAGCATGATCCATGAGTTCGAACCCGACGCTGGCGCTTAACGGTGAAGGCATCCCGCTTAAAAATATGCGTGTAACGGTGTCCATGCAGATTCAGGACAAAGACCAGTCCGGACAGACCAGCGCTACGACGAAGGCAGAGCAGGGCGTAAAGGGCAAGGAACTGCGCATTTCAGGCGAAATCGGCTTTAGCAATGCCGCTTTGCTTAAACGAATTTTTGAACTCGCTTCGGCAGCGGATGCCAGCGGAGTGCGCCAGAAATACCGCGTTGCGCATGAGGTCGCGCGTGCCGTGAGCTTTCGTGAAGCGACGTTTACCGGCAACGTCGATGCGCCGCAGCAGGAAGGCAAAATGGCATGGCTGGTAACGTTCACGCTCACCGAGCACGTCAGCGTGCAGGAAAAGCGGGAAGCGAGGGCCAGCGGAAAAACCACGGCCACCAAGCAGACCGGCGGCGCAACGGCTGGCGGTGGAAACGCAGCAGGCGAAAGCGAAGAGAAAATGACGTGGTTTGAGCGCAGGGTGCTTAAGCCGGTCAACGATGCACTGGAATAACGATGAAACCTTTAATCCGACTTTATCTCTCAACCGATGAGGTACATCTGGCTGATGCCAGTCTGGTGCTGGAGCTTAACAGCTGTGGCCGGGGCTTTATTACCGCGCAGACCCAGACCGATTACACCGGCAAAATGGTGCGCATCGACGTGGGCTACCCCTCGCTGGTTCTGCGCTGGTTTACCGGCTACGTTGAGCGCTCGCAGCCAGCGGAGAGCGGCTTTCAGCGCCTGTTTGTGCGTGAGGTGTGCGGCGTGTTTGATCGCAACTGGCCGTGCTCTTTTCAGCATCCCACGCTGCGCCAGATTGCCGCCTGGCTGGAAGAAAACAGCGGACTTACTTTCAGCGTGCCGGATGCCGCTTACAGTGATAAGCCTATCCCACACTTTACGCACAGCGGCACCGGCTTCCAGCTGCTGGGCAATCTGGGCAAAGCCTTCGGTATTAACGATTACGTCTGGTATCAGATGCCGGACGGCGGCGTATACGTGGGCGGGGCGGAAAAGTCGCTGTTTGCTGGCAAGCCGGTAGACGTGCCGGCTGAATTCAGCCAGGGCGCGGCGGGCGGCAATTCAATGATTGTGCCGCTCATCCAGAGCGTCAGGCCCGGCGTTGAGCTGAATGGCCAGCGCGTGACGAAAGTGCAGCTGAATAACGACACCATGACGATCACCTGGACGCCGCGCAACCGAACAACCGGGCAGGCGTTGCAGAAGACGCCCATTCAGCGTCAGATTGAAAGTCAGTACCCGGAGCTGGCCAGCGGCCTGCATCTGCCTAAGTTTGCGCGAGTAGTGGCACCCAGCGAAACAGTGAAAAGCGGTAACTTTGCCGACCCGTTCAGGCCGCGCTACGCCGTTGATCTTCAACTGCTGGACGCCGACGGCAAGCCGGACGGCACCACGCCGGTTTATCCTGCCGTACCGCTGCCCGTGCCGATGGCCGGTAATGACTCTGGCATGTTCCAGTTTCCGCCTGAAGGCACGCTGGTTGAGGTCGGATTTAACGGTGGGCGTCCCGATAAGCCGTTTGTGCGTCAGACCGTGCCGGACGGCACCAGCCTGCCGGACGTGAAGCCGGGCGAGCAGCTACAGCAGCAGCGCGAAGAGGTATCACAGCGCGTCACGCAATCAGGTGACTGGGAGCGAAAAACCGATCAGGTTATTCGGGAAACCTCTATGGCGCGCGAGGTGAAGGCCGACAGTGAAACGCGAGAGCTGGTAAGCCGCGAAACGACGGTGAAGGCCGCCGACAAAACTACCGTGATTGGCACTGCCACGCTGCTGGCAGGTGCCATTCAGCAGGTCACAACGGGAAGTTACACCACGGGCGTTAAGGGCGATCAGCTGATTACAGTGGGCGGTAACGCTGACTCTGACATCACAGGAAATGCCGCACTCACCGTGGGAAAGGAACTGGTTGAGAAGATTGGCCAGCTAAGGCAAAGCGTTGCCGGAACGCGTCAGGAGATTATCGCGCCTGTGGTCTGGATTGGTTCAGAGCAAATCAACGTGGCGCAGCTGATGCTGGACACCGTTGCTCTGGTGCAGCAGCTGGCGACACAACTGGCCAGCCATACGCACCCGTCTACCGGGCAGCCAACCAACAGCGCCGCAATAGGACAGTGTGCCACGCAGGCTACGGCGCTGGCCGCGAAATACTCGCCCGTCATAGGTTAATCACCATCACTTTTAGCCCGCTTACTCAGCGGGTTTTTTTATGCCTGTCACCAGACCGCACAGAACGCCTTCAGAGCGCCGCAAAGATGCAACCATTCGACGTATTACCTTCAATCAGATCGCATGCACAGCGTTGCGCTGGCGCAGCCACAGCCCGACAAAATAAACGTCTCACCGACAAAAACGGCGCTACACCGCACCCGCCTGCGGTTTTTGCATCATAAAAATTTTTCAGTTTTATTTTTATACAAACCAATATTGCAGAGCGTGCTGCTGCTGGCTTTCTGCTGGATTTCGGCAACTGAAAGCATTGAAAAGAATTTCAGTGTTTTTCAGTTTTCTGGATCTCAAATGGATCTCGATTGAAATTTATGTGCATGAAATTTATGGTGATTATGTGTTTTGCGTCAGTTTGCGGATCACACATGGATCTAAGATGGCGAACGCAGCGCAACGGCTAAACCCAGATGCGGCAAGACTTGAGCGGGGATTGCTAACTTGTTAAGAACTGAAAAGCATAATAATTAAATTCTGTTTTTCCATACAACAAATGGATTTGCATGAGGGCAACATAATGTGGCGGTTTACCATTAATGGAGCACTTTTTATATTGATGGCAAGAGCAAAATTGAGCGAAATTAGTTTGTTAAAACCAAACTGGAAACGGCGTTTCCGCCGTCATAAAAATGAATAAATTATTGGGTGGCAACTAGTATACGGTCTTAGAGATTTTATCAACTCCGTTAATAAAATCACTTACTTCATCCTTACTAGGCTCTCGTTCTTTATTATGATCACATAAATTCCGAATATCACCTAAATGTTGAATAAAACGCCATGTAGGAGTATCAATGGTTTCGTTGTCTTTAAGCGACTGGTTATATTCCGAGATAGAAGGGTGCGCTTTTTTAGGTTTAATATTGTGAAGTGCACATACATGAGATAGATGTTTTTCAAGGATAACGCCAGTCACAGCCCCTGCTGCACGTACAAATCCTTTTTTATTTAACTCTCTGGCAGTATCTAATTCCGATTCGAATATATCAGCTTGAACGATATCTTTTATATCGAAAAGAACACTATTAAATCTCTCACGAGCGGAGGACAATATTTTATATTGAATCTCCATCTTTTGGATGGCATCTGAGGGGCCCCGCTTTACTACGCCTGAAACAGTTGTTTGCAAGCCCAAAAGATAATCGTTAATAGAGTAATTTATATAAGTTACTTCTTTTCTTTTAGGGTCGCCTTTATAAAGCGATTCAAATTCTGCAAGCCGTTCTTTAATCAACTGCGACACTACACGATATGCTTTTGTGTACCAACGTTGATACTCATTGGCGAAAACAACTATTTCATATCCTTTTTTTAGATAATCTTCCAGTTCTTCTTTGCTAATCTGACCGCATTCATCCACCATCGAATAATATAACTGAAAGCCCATTTTGTTTAGTTGCTTAAGTTCATCTTTTAATTTTTCGAACTGATTAGCCATGACATTTCCTTATAGTCTGAAATATTAACTGAACAATCAAGGAGGGTGGCCTAACTTGCGTTAGGCCAGATTTGTTACGCTATCATCGACGCAAATATGCTACAAGAAAGGCGCTTACCGGGATTACAAGCAAAGGATGCAATCCAATACTTGCTAATGCCATGATAAGACCACTCATAGCACAAATACGCTTTGAAAGCAGATCTGAGCCCTTTTCGAAAGTGTTCATCGAAACTCCTAGAGGTTGCCTTAATGGGGCACTCAGATCCGTAGCACTTTCTTCATTTTCAGTTAAACGGCTGCTACGACCCTACTGTATGCCACTAATGCCAGCATTATTTGAATGACTCAAAATTGACTGTCGCCATTTTGCCGCCATCTTAATAGAAAAAGGGTTACGCTGGAACGTAACCCTTTGATTTGTTTGGTGGAGCTGGCGGGAGTTGAACCCGCGTCCGAAATTACTACATAGTAATTTAAGCTCCAAAAATTCAATCCCTTACCCGTAACTCATTATAATTTAATGGTTTTTAATGGTTTTGGTTTGTAGCTATTAGTACCTTTTTATTTCACTTGCCGCCATTTTGTCGCCATTATACCTCCTTCATTTAGCTGGTTCTTTTTCATTTTTGATATGTAACGCTACCGATTTGGTTAGCAAATGATCGCCATTTCTAAGATGTAAAATACTAGAGTAATTTAGATAAACATTCTTATTGAGAAAATACGAATGATGTATGTTTTCAACGTTATTTTCAGCGGTTATTACTATATCGAAAATTTTTAGGCAAATTTTATCAAGCTCTTTTATACCTGAAGTTAAAGCAGAGGCATTATGAAAGAGGCCGACATAATACCCTCTACTTGACCTAAATACTGGTCGAGGAGATTGGGTTAAAGTACCTAATGTAAGAGTGTGACATATTCTCTCAAAAGCGGACTCTAAGCGATAAAGATTTAATAAAATTTTAATTTTATCTTTAGCGGTTGTGTCTTCTACGCTTTTACACATTAATGGCCATAATCTATCGAGAGCTATATTTATTTTATGCCAATCTTTTTTTATAGAATCTTTAAATATATTGCAAGCTTGGTGGTTGACGCCAGTTTTATATGATGAGTTTTTGTAAATTGAGTTGTAGAGACTAACCGGGTTATTTATTGATAGAGTAAACTTTTCACCCTTTTCGGTAAGACTTAATTCCTTGGATTGTATGTGTTTGAATAAATCTAAGGTGTTTTTGAAATGAGTGTAATAAGAGTCGGAAAGATTCTTTTTTTCGGATTCTTTTATCTGGGTTTCGGTTTGGATAGTTCTGTGAATGTTATTGACTATTGCGGCAAGTGGTACTGAGGCTGCTAAAAAAAGTAAGGGTACTTTTGAAATATTGTAAAATTCCTC